ATGGACAAGATTGGCGGTAACTTGAGTGCGCTTGGGGGTTTAGGGCCACAGTCAGAAACCGTAGGCCAAGACAGCATGAACCTGGGACAAGCCCAGTCTCAGCTTGAGGACATGAAGAACGAAACATTCGAGGGTGTGAGAAGCGTAGTCAGAAGCCTTCTGTACTACTGGTGGAACGATCCACTCAAGGACTTTGACGACGTTATCCACGTTAGCGACAAGATAGAGGTTCCCTTCACCATCCCCGCAGAAGCCCGTGGTGAGATGTGGCATGAGTTGAACTTCGATATTCGCCCCTTCTCTATGAAGTACACAAGCCCCGAACAACGCGCAGGATTCTTAACAGAGTTAGTAAGCAACCCTGTACTCTTGCAGATGTTACAAGAGAACGGACGTATGTTTGATATTGACCAAATCATCAAGTTGCTGTCAGAGTACAACAATGTCCCAGAACTCTTGGATATTGTTAAAACCCAAGATGGGATGCCGTTACCTGTTGGACAAGGATCGTTAGGCCAAAAGCCGGGTTCCAAGATGCCGCCGCAGACTACGAGAACGTATGAGAGAGTTAGTAAGCCTGGGGCGACAGATCGCGGGAACCAACAGATGCTTCAACAGATGATGGCGGCACAAGGAAACCAAAAACCACAGATGAACAGTGGCTCTACTCCGCCCGGATAACTTACCGAAGATAACAGACGACATAGTTGAAAAGTTTATTTATGCCCTTTTAAGTGAAGAAGACGCTTACCTAGAAGCGGTAGAACATTCAGACACAGAACTAGAAGTGAGCATAGTTTTACCAAAGGAAACACACCCGTTGCCCGAGGCTTTTCTGCGAAGTCGCCTATTGGATATGGGTTGGAGATTAGATGAGTGAAATAAGAAAACATTACTTGTACAAGGATAAGAATGGCAAACTTACTTGGCATGATTATCCACGGGACCGGGAGAAAGGTTCAGCCCCTCCAGAATATTGGTCCCAAAATCTAGGCGTGAACCCTAATCAAATCCCAGAGCTAAGAGAGCATTTTGACAAGCATGGCCTGGGAAGCACCGAGATACGCCCAGACGGTGCGGTAAAGATTAGAAGCAACGGACACCGAAATAAGTTACTAGAAGCCTCTGGTATGCACGACAGAGACGCTTGTTACAGGCAAAGGGCCAAATAATGGCCGACGACAAATCATCAAAAAGAGCTAATTTTGCACATGCGTTTAGAAGGCAAGAAAGAGACAAATATTTCCCCGCGCCTCCAGTGCCTCCTTCCGAAAATCTGGACCGATATCAGTGGTACAACCCGGCTGATTGGTTTGGGATGCATGAAGAAGATAAATATCAGCAAGAGGAAAAAAAATATAAAAGAGATTTAGAAGATTTATCTGAAAGACGCGAGCCTGTTCATGGAAGAGTTTATGTTGTACCCCACGAAGCAACAATGAATCGAGAGCATGGGGCTGCACAGCATTTTGTTTATCTGCCCCCAAAAGTGTTAGACAAAAAAAAATACCCAAAAGGCGCGTATGCTCCGGTTTGGTGGAATAAGTCCACGAATACTGCCGGTAAAAAAAGATACTGGAAAGATAATCTTATACCGCACACAACCGACGACAAAGGGACTCCAAATACCGTGAGGGTTAGAGGTGGTGGAGTCAAAGATGTTATTGAACCATTAAGAGATGTAATCCCATCCCCCACTTCCAATCCTACAAAACACCTGCATATATATAGAAATTTAAGATGGAAAGATGATTACAAGAACCAAGAAATACGAAGGCCGCCGTATAAAGATTGGTTGCAAAAGCCAGTCAATAGCGGTGCATTTAACAACTACATGCGAAGCATGAGGCCGACAGTTTGAGGACTAAAATAATGCCAAGAGACGCTTGTTACAGACAAAGGGCTAAATGATGGCAAGTATTCGCAGACATCCTCGACTGTCCCATTGGGCCACAAGAGAAAATACCCAGCGGGTACGGGGCGGGAAACCACCCCTCCCTCCAGACAATTTTGGGGGATTGTGGCGTGGCGGTGGCTCGCCTCCCCCAAAGACATACCGGCTGGGCGGAACAAGACGTCCAAAGAATACGCTGCTTCAGATGCGTGGCCCAGGTGGGGCGCAGGGGGCTTCTTTCTGGGCAGATAGCCAGGGCAACACCTCTGCGCTTGACGCACAGACCGCAGGGAGAGTGCGACAAGAGTTTGTCTCGGGTGGGCGAGGCCCAACTATTAGTGGCTTGATGGGTGGTGGCAGAACGGGTGGAGGTGGGTTTGGGCAAAGTCCACCGTCTACTTCATATATGGGTGGCGGCATGGGCGGCGGGTTTGGTGGTAGGCGTGGCGGGTTTGGTGGTGGCCCTCCGCAATCCAACGCATTTAGTAATTACAGTAGAAGTCTGAGAAATCGTCGAATGTTCTAAGGAGAAACAAATGTCAGAGAATGAATTACCTGAAAACGTGCAAGATGCCATTTTGGATGCTGAACTTACGGCAGATGACAAGTTAGTTGCCGAAGAGCAGGCCAAGACAGATCTAGGCTCAGAGGAGTCTATTCTAGACTTAAAGCCTAGTGAGGAGCCAAGGGAACAGCCCGAGGAACCTGCACAGGGCGATCCTCAAAGCAACGGGTACACAGACTACCAACTCTCAAGGGCGCACGATCTTGGATTCTCAGAGGAAGAAATATCTTCCTTTGAATCTCCCGGCCATCTTGAATATTGGATGAACAAGATGGATCAGCAGATGCTCAACCGCTTTCAAGGTTATGAGCAGCAGATACACGAACTCCAACGACAACCTGTAGAGCAACCGCCCCAAGAGCCTTCTCCAGAATTACCCGAGGACTACAAGTTACAGTTCGACGAGTACATGGATGAGGGCATAGCAGGGAACTTCAAAAAGCTCCAGGCACAAGTAGAAGAAATGCAAAAGTACCATGCTGACATTGCAACACATGAGCAAGAGCAGGTACAAATAGATAACATTACTGGGTTTGAAGACGCAATTTCCGAACTCGGGGATGGATACCATTCCTTATTGGGAACGTCGTCCGATGAACGCTCTGTTCCAAATTCTGAGGCAAATAAAAACGCCTCACATTTGTGGGAGGTTTTCGGACAACTACAACAGATTAGTCCCAATATGACGAATGAAGACTTGTTTCGACGCGCCGTAGGTGTGTCGTTTCCAGATTTTCAAGTTGAACAGGCAACTAGGGAATCTCAGGCAAGGCTCACGGATCGTCTCCGTGATGCTTCGGGCCGTTTTGTCGCTAGGCCGTCAAAGCGGGCGAGTTCGCCTATCGCTCCTGGGGAAGACTCAGAGTGGTACGAATCGTTCGATCAAATGGCGTCCGAACGGGGATGGAACACCGCCCCTCGAATGTCTGTAGAGGAACTATTTGATAACTAATGGAGTGTTACTATGGCAGTCAACATCCTATCGGATGCTGATATTGCTGACCTTATCAAAGGTACGCAACATCACTTAGGGAAGAATAAGTTTACTTCCCTGATGACTGACTTACAGCACCACGAAGCCGCCAAGCGGATCATGACTAAGGATAAAGTCGAGATCCAAGGTGGCGATCAGATTCAGCGTAATATTGCTGTTAAGAACAGCGGTAACGCTCGTCAGGTTGGTATGTTCCAGACTGACGATGTTTCGATTCCAGATTTGCTCCAGCAGATTAAAGCACCGTGGAAGCACACGGTGACGGAGTGGGCCTGGGAACGACGCGAAGCGTTGATTCAGGTTGGGCAGAATACAGTTCTGTCGGTGCTGAAGTTACGCCGTGCTGGTGCGCTTGTTGCTCAAGCGGATCACATGGAAACGCAGTTTTGGAGCAAACCGGCTTCTAGTTCTAACGAACTGGATGTCTTTGGTGTTCCTTATTGGGTAGTGTCTGACACTACGACTGCGGCTGGTGCGTTTAACGGTGGAAACCCGAGTGGGTTTTCTAGTGGAGCAGGTGGTTTAGACAGCAGTACCTATACTCGCTGGAAGAACTACACGTTTAACTATTCCGCTATGACGGATCAGGATGCTCTTGCGAAAATGCGTCGGTGTTATCGCAAGACAAACTTCAAGAGTCCCATTGATGTCAACGATTACCGTAAAGGTAATGGAAGCGCAATGAGAATCTATATGGATGAAACCACGCTTGATGATTACGAATCTTTGGTTCGTAAGCAGAACGACAATCTTGGTAATGATGCTGCGAAGTATCAGGACGAGACTGTTTTCAAGCGTACCCCTGTCGTTTGGGTTCCGTATTTGGATGATAACTCATCCGAGGACAACCCAATTTACTTCCTCAACTTCAACAATTTCCACCCGATATTCTTGAAGGGCGATGTCCTTCGAGAGACTGAGCCTGAGAAGGCACCCGGTCAGCACAACGTATTCGTTGTTTACGTTGACACGACTTGGAATCTTCTCTGCACAGATCGTCGGGCGCAGGCAATTGGTACTAAGGTATAAGGAGCTTAATCATGGCATTTACACCGCTTGTGCAGTACAAGGGTAAGAATGATGACCGTGGCCCAAGCCCTTCCCTTTGGGCTGATTTGCCACGGGATATTCAAGATCCGAATGTGGGTTTTGAATTTTTTGATGATTTTGTCAACGTCTCTAAGCACATCACCGATCAGGATACGCAGCAGTATGCTTCGTATATTGATACTGGTGTGACGCTCACGCAGCTTGCGGGAGTGGTTGGTGGACAGTTGGAGATAGCCGGAAACGATGCTGACAACGACGAGGGTGTGCTTTCAACGCACGGCCCTCTCGCACAGGTGTCGGATACGGCGGGCAATGACCGCAAATTGTGGTTTGAGGCCCGTTTCTCCAAGGCGTCTATTGCCGACAACGGGTTGGGATTCTTTTTGGGATTGGCGTTCGATCATGGATCGAGCGTTCCTATCTCGGGAACCCTGGCGTTGACTGATGACGATGCCAATCTGGGTGCGTTTTCGTATATCGGTTTTCATTGTGATCAAGCTGATGGCGATGCCATCGACTTTGTTTACAAGGCCGAAGGCGGGGCGCAGACAGTGGCGATTGCTGGCGTACAGGTTCCGGCAGCAGATACGTTCTATAAGTTTGGCTTTAAGTACGATCCTAGCGCACCAACATCTAAGAGGATTGCGGTGTATGTGGATGGTACTGAGCAGACGACGTATGTGACTGGAACCGACATTGCGGCAGCTACTTTCCCTGACGCCGAGCCTCTTGGCCTAGTCCTTGCGACTAAGGTTGGCGCGGCATCGGAAGTGAAATCGCAACTCGATTGGTGGAAAGTTGCGCAGCTTTACGAAGAGGCGTAACAAAAAGTGTTGTTAATCCTTCGCGGGTTGGGGGCAACCCCAGCCCGCAAGGTTTTTTAAGGAAAAAAGAAATGCCCAAATATGCTCAATATGGCGATGAGAGCGATGCTGAGTTTGCGATGCGACAAGCACGACAACAGGACGAGCAGAAAGGGCAGTTGCGCGAGTGGGAGCAGAAGGTGCTTCGCATACAGAGGGATTTAATGGCTCGCGGTATGCCCAAGGAAGATGCTAGGGCGCAGGCCGAATACACAGTGGAACAGGAACATTGGGCAGGGAGGGAAGGGCGTCCTACAGAGGAACTTCCAGATATGTACCAAGATCGAATAGAAGAGGGGCGAGGGCGAGAGAACAGGCATTGGGGCGATAGATACGGACAAAACTAAGGAGAAACACATGCAGGCGACACGAAGACAATTCGATCAGTTACTACAGATGTTAAAGGGAACCAAGTTGCCCATTAGTTTGTTGCGACTTGTAGAGTCTGGAAACAACTATAAGAAGCCCATCTTTGGTGGTGGATTTATGAATGGGCCAGAGTTGATTCCGGTATTAGTTTCGTGGGAAGCAGCGAAGCTAGACAAGACAAAAACAGTATCCACCTATAACGAGTACCTTAATTATCAGGACGTTGAGGAAAAGGTGATTGAGCCGGTTGAGAAGAAGGTTTCCAAGGTAGTCCGCAAGAAGAAGGTAGCCGCTGCACATGGCTGAATCCAGTCTATCAATTCAGTACAGTGATCTTAGGCGTGAGATCGGCATGGAGGTTGGCTATGATCGCGATCCTTCTAATTGGACTACCCAACAGGTAGACGATGTAGACTATATCATCAAGCAGGCTTTGAGATCGGTGTATCATCCACCGCCACTTCCCAATGAGGCAATTGCCCATGAGTGGTCCTTCATGCGTCCCACTACTACGATTACTACTACTGCAACGGATACTACAGGGACGGTGACTGTGGCTAGTGGCGTGGTGACGTTGGCAGCGTCCACTTGGCCCTCTTGGTTGGCCGAGGACGCTACATCCGGCGAGATTGTAGTGGGTGGTAGTACATACCTGATAGACAGCTATCAAAGCACTACACAGGTAACGCTAGCAGACACGGGCGTTACTGCTACTGCGGGTTCCTCGTATACCCTTCGCAGGCGTTGGTATTTGCTGCCTGACGACTTTGCCGGGATCAACGGCCCCATAACGTATGAATCGGACTACAGCATTGGAACTGCCATACAAGAGCGTTCTGAGGCCGATTTGAGGGTGGCACGACAGAATGACAATACTGCCACAAAGCCCTTCTATTTTGCCATATCGCCCAAGGCAGAGGTTGAGAGTACCCATGCAGGGCAGAGGTGGCGAATAACCTTCCATCCCATCTCAGACGCCTCATACGTCTTGAGATACAGATATAATCGCTCGCCTGAGAAGATTAGTTCTACAAACCCCTATCCTTTAGGTGGTGAATCTTTGGGCGAGGTGATTTTATCTTCTTGCCTTTGGGAAGCGAATAAAAGGCTAGATGACGGGAATAAACCGGGCTTGAAGCAGGAATTTGTAGAGAGATTGGTTGCAGCAGTTCACCATGATAGGCGACAATTCACACCAGACTCACTTGGCCCCAACCTTGATCCAAACACCCGACAAGA